CGGAAGGGGCTTGCCGACAACACCTTCAGTTATAGCCTCGGTGCGGGCGGCGTCATCACCGGCAGTGCACAGGTCATCACCATCAACATGCATCGCTTCCTGCGCGACCCGGCACGCGCCGTAGACCTTGAGGGCCTCATCGACCGCGTCCACCAGTACCTTCTGGCCTCCCGTATGGTCTATGAGGACTACATTGCCGCAGGGATGCTCCCCGCCTACACAGCGGGCTACATGGACATCGACCGGCAGTTCCTCACCATCGGACTGAACGGCGTCGTAGAGGCAGCGGAGCACCTGGGATATGCCATCAACAACAACGTGTCATACAGGGCATTTCTGGAAGTGATGCTTGCCACCTTCAAGAGAAAGAATAAAGAAGCCCTTCAGAAATACGGCTGCCGCTTCAATACCGAGTTCGTCCCTGCCGAAAACCTCGGCGTCAAAAATGCAAAGTGGGACAAAGAGGCAGGCTTTGAAGCAAGGCGCGACTGCTACAACTCCTACTTCTACCGCGTCGAGGACAAGGACCTCACCATCCTTGACAAAATCGAGATGTATGGCAAGGAGATCACCGAGCACCTTGACGGCGGGAGCGCCCTCCACCTCAACCTTGAGCAGCTCCTGAGCACACAGCAGGCACAGCACATCTTCGACCTCTGCCGCAAGAACGGCGTTCCCTATTGGACAACCAATACGAAATGCACCATCTGCAACACCTGCGGCAAGATCGACCCCGAGACGCGGCAGGACTGCAAGCACTGCGGCAGTAAAGACCTTGATTATGGCACACGCATCATCGGCTACCTGCGTCGCATCAGCAGTTTTTCAGACGGCAGACAGCAGGAGGCGGCCCGGAGATACTACATCTAAGATACACAACTAACAGACACAAAGGAGAGATGATTATGTTTATGATTCGTTTTTGTGAGAAATGCTGCGAGATTCTTCTTCATTGGTACGAGCGTATGCGAGACCTTCGGCTCGGTTATATCCGGCGCTGCATCTCCATCCGCAAAGGGCTCCTGCATGAGCTCGGTGTCGCGGAGGCACGGATTCATCTGAAGCAGGACAGCCTCACGCGCGAGATCGAACAACTCAACATTCGCATGACGAAGGGGTGAGCTTATGCTCCTCTTCGACATTGAGACCAACGGTCTCTTAGACGAGACCACAGTACTGCACTGTATGGCAATCTGCGACACCGACACAGGTGTCATTGATGGTTATGGACCTGCGCAGGTTCATCAGGGCGTGGAGCGCTTGATGAATGCCTTAAAGCAGGGCATACCGATCGGGGGTCACAACATCATCAACTTTGATATTCCCGCTCTCAGCAAGCTCTATCCCTACTTTGTTGTCTCCCGCAACAAGCGTCCTCTTGTTATCGACACACTCATTCTGTCCCGTCTGATCTACTCCAACTTAGAGCAGACCGATCTCGGACTAATGAGAGTTGGCAAGCTCCCGAAGAAACTCTACAAGAAGCACAGCCTCAAAGCATGGGGTTATCGTCTCGGAGAGTACAAGGGAGACTACGGAGAGCAGGAGGGGGCATGGCAGACTTACAGTCCTGAGATGCTTGACTACTGCAAACAGGACGTGCAGGTCACCGTGGCCCTTTATAAGCGGCTGACAAAAGGAAGTTATTCCAAGCGTGCCATAGAACTAGAGCACGAAGTCGCATGGCTCATGGCACAGCAAGAACGCAACGGCTTCCCCTTTGACCGAGAGGGAGCAGAGAACCTTGAACGTATCTTACGGGAGCGACAGGCTGTCCTTTTGGCGCAGCTTACCGCAGCCGTCCCCCCTCTTCCGGACAAAGTATTTATCCCAAAGAGGGATAACAAGAAACTCGGTTACAAGAAAGGCGTACCGATTCAGCGCTATAAAGACTTCAATCCAAACAGCCGCAAGCAGATTGAGTATGTCTTTCGGCAGCTCCACACATACAACCCCAACAATCCAGACCTCTACGACACCCCCGAAGAGTGCAGCGATTACAAACAGTATCGTCTCAAAATTGATGATGAGACCTTTCGTTTCATCAAAGAGGACGAGAGTGCACCTGATGAGGTCCGTTCCCTTGCAGCAATCATGGAGGAAGCCCTTCTGATCGGAAAACGCCTCGGCCAGCTCGCCGATGGTAAGAATGCATGGCTCAAAGAGGTGGGAGAGGACGGGCGTATTCACGGACATGTTATCACCAACGGTACTGTCACAGGCAGGGCCGCTCATTCCCATCCCAACGTCGCCCAAGTTCCCGCCGTGGACAGTCCCTACGGCAAGGAATGCAGGGCGCTTTTTCATGCCGGAGGTTGGACACAGGCGGGTGTAGATGCCTGCGGGTTGGAGCTGCGCTGCCTTGCGCATTATATGTCTAAGTATGATGGTGGACAGTATGCTCATACCATCCTCAACGGCGACATACACACCATGAACCAACAGGCCGCAGGACTGCCTGAGCGTAATCAGGCAAAGACCTTTATATACGCCTTCCTCTACGGAGCAGGAGACGCCAAGATTGGACGTATTATTGGAGGTGACGCAAGCGATGGAAAGACCATCAAACGAAAATTTCTTAAAGCAACCCCCGCCATCAAGCAGCTTCGTGACGCGGTGCAGGACGCTCTTGTCGAGACGGATAAAGGTAGAATTGTCCATTGGAAACGGCATTACCTTCGCGGTCTCGATGAACGGCTACTCCATGTGCGCAGTCCTCATTCTGCTCTTAATCTGCTCCTTCAGTCAGCAGGTGCTTTGATCTGCAAGAAGTGGATTGTCTTAACTGAGCAGCGTCTCATTGACAGGGGACTGCGACACGGGTGGGACGGCGACTTTGCCCTTATGGCGTGGATTCACGATGAGGGGCAGTGGGCGTGCAGAACCCCCGAGATCGCTGAGATCATCCTCGCAGAATCCCAAGCCGCCATGCGTGAGACACAAGAGTTTTTTGGTTTCCGTATGCAGCTTGACACCGAGGGGAAGATTGGACAGAACTGGTCCGAGTGCCACTAGGAGGAGTTATGAAAAAGAATACGTTTAGAAAAGGAGAGGTCATCTTAGATGAAATCTCTGATTTAAAAATTTTACAACGTGCTGTTTTCTATGAAGGTACGCATATTGTAGGAGATGTCTTTCCAAACCTCACTATTCCATATAAAGTAGGCCTTCTGATTCAAGAATATTGTCGCAAAAGAATAGAAGAACTTGAAGATGAATTTGAAGCTTTGTGAAAAGGAGAGAATGCATATGATTAAGAAAGACCTGAAATGTCCGC